GAGATGACGTCGAGTCTCGTGGGCTCGGAGATGTGTATAAGAGACAGGGATTGTATGTCGACAATATAGTTTATCTCAATCCTAATCAATCAAGTGCCGAACTAAAAAGTACGATTGCAGAAGAAATTGCGCATCATTACACTTCAGTCGGTGACATATCAGACTATAATAATCCTGAGTCAAGAAAACAGGAACGAAGGGCACGGCTCGTAGCGGCTGAGATGACTGTCCACCCTTCCCTTTTGATCAAGGCTTATCAAAAAGGGTGTAGAGAGTATTGGGAAGTCGCTGACGAGCTGGGAATAACCGTAGAAGCGTTAAAAAAGGCAATTGATCTTTTTAAACAAAAATATGGTGAAGGCTTTTGTTTTTTGAATTATAAGATTATTTTTGGATCAGGCGATTCAATTAAAGTAGTAAATATAAAGCAGTGATTTACATATAAATTTATATTTGTGTTTTCGTATACATGAGGAGGAAGTTATGGAGACGGTGTTTACCCTTGTTTTTATCATAGGTTGTATTGGGGCTTGGTATTTCATAAAAAGGAGTCCGAATAAACGTAACAGAAATATCTCTTTTGGGTTGATAGCCTTATCAGTAATAATAATTGGTTTCATTCCAACAACCGAGACTAAAAAAGTGACTTCTAAACCTGTAGAAGAAAAGAAAACCAAACAACAGAGTAGTGCCAAAATTTCAGATTTAGTTTTAGAGACACCTAAAGAAGCAATCTCTGATGATACCGGAGAAGTTAAAATATCAGGAAAAACTTCGCCAAATGCGGAAGTATCAATTGGAATGGGAATAGTTGGAGATAAAACAACAGCTGATAAATCTGGCGATTTCATGCTTCTTTATGAATTAAGCAGTCCAGAAACAACTCTTACAATAAATTCAAAACGTGACGGAGATTCAAAAAGCACTAAGATAAAAGTAAAAATGAATGACAATGCACTTTCAGCATTAGAGGAAAAAGAAGCTGAAGAATCAAGAAAAGCTGAGTCAAAAAACTTGGAAAAGCAAAAGAGCGAAGAAAGCAAAGAAGCTGAACAAAAAAGAACTGAAGATAGTAAAAATGCTGAAAACCAAAAAAATAGTGATATTACACAACTTGCGGACGAAGCAACACCGCAACAATCGGATATCCTTACTGAATTGGCATTACAACAATTTGACAAATCATACCCTTATAAAGGAAGTAAACTTCATATTGCTATCGGTAAATTGCAAGATTGGACTCAAAAGGATGGAAAATGGTTTGCTAAATACGAGGCAACAATAGTAAATGCGTTTGATGCAAAAAGAAGCGCTAATGTTGAAGTAACTATAGAACCTGTATCCGAATCCAGCGGTTATGTTTCGTTCCTTGATTATTAAAATAATTTGTTGGAGGTGGTCATGTGGTTGATTGGAAGGAATTAGGGAAAAAAGCTATTGATGTAACAAGAGATGTTACTGAAAAAGGGATTGACTCATTTCAAGAATGGAAAGATGATCCCGATCGAGTGGCTAAGGTCGAAGAAAAAAAAGCATTAAAAAAAGCCAAAAAAGAGATTGAAAAAGCTGAAAAAGTGCAGAAAAAGGAAATCAAAAGAGGAAAAAGCGAACCGGATCATGATTATTATTTTACTGAGAAAACATTTGAAACGTTCTCTTCTAATGGCGTAGTTGAAGAATCGACGTATAAAGAAATTAAAAGAGTGAAACTTTCCAAAATCACTCAAGAAGAACCAAATAGAATTTCAATAAAGCAAGGTAGAAAGAAAATTGACTTTATATTGGAAAGAGTTGAATTCTCCGACAAAAAGAATTCAACTAGTGGGGCATTACTCGGTGCTGCGATTGCGGGGACTGCTGGGGCTGTTATTGGTAGCTCGATGAACTCAAGTAAAGTCTTTGCAAACTTATACGTCCGTCCATTAGATGAAAAAGGAGTGCTACATGTAATTCGTTTTTATGCTGACAATAAAGAGGCTGCTCAACTCTTAAGAATTCAGGCCACGGAGGATTAAAATGAAAAAACTAACAATCGCATGCATAATCTGCTCTACCCTGCTCTTTTCGGCGTGTTCGACTGATAAGAAAACGGATACGACTGATTCGACTAGAACTAAACTTAATTCAACTAGCAGCAATGAGAAGAAAAGCGAAATTACTTTTAATGATGGAGTTTTGGAAACAAAAGATTACAAACTAAAAGTTGTTGATTCTGAAGTTATTCAAAGCCCATCCGTTTCTAACCCGGGACTTTATGTAACTTTTGAACTAACTAATAATTCCAAGAAAAATATTGTCCCTTACCAAGTTCTTCATGATATTTCATTTAAACAAAAAACGGATACTTCACTTGTTAATATGACCGCTGGGTATCATAGTTCTGACGCATTCGGTGAAGATGTCGAAACGGTCAATAAAATCAATAAGCGCAGTAATGATCAAAACAATGAATTGCTACCTGGTAAAACAATCGAAGTATTTGAAGGCTATTCATTAGAGGATAATATTCACGAAGTTCAAATGTTGCCTGATTTGGATAACCGTAAACAAAGTGAGTTTAAACCCTATATTATCAAGCTAATCGGAAATGCAGATTCCGATGCCAAAGGTTCGTCTTCCTCACCTACAAATCAGAGTACGTCACAAGAAGAAACGTATGAACAGTTGAAGCAACGAACACTAAAATCAACACCAACTGACCGCGTGAACTGGTCTAATAAAGAATGGGAAGCATTCGGAATGGCTTTAAGCGAAAATAGTTTAGCTATGGATGATAACGGATATGTCATCACTCAAGCTCAGAAAGATCAAATTGAAGCAGAGAGACAGAATTCTGAACAGAATAACGCTGATCAGTCTGATTCTGCTCAGCAAAACGCCGACAGCTTATCTCTTACAGACTTTGTAAATAAGTACGGCATGTCACCTGCAGCTTGGAAAGTGCAAAATGGTATGTCAGAGGAAGAAGCATTAAGAAGCACACAAAATCTTACCTCTGGTGAGATGCAACTCGCCTTTTCGAAATACGGAATTCAGAAGTAATTGATTTCCAGTATTCTGGTAATTTTGTTTAACTGGTGACTACTTCTACCTGTCATAATTGGGAGTTGAAATGATTTTTTTGGAGGATGTATATGGCAACTTTGTTAGTGTTAGTAGGATTTTTTGGATTTATTTTTGGTGTAGTAAGATTAATTAGAGCGTTTTTCAAGAAAACACCTAAGAAGCCTGAACTTTTAATTATTCTTGGTACTGTTATTGTATTTTTTGCTGGTGGATCTCTCTTAGAACCATCTGAAAAAAAATCAGCAGAAACAAACATAAGCAGTACACAGCAAAGTAAAATTAAAAGTAAAACTGCTTCAAGCTCTAGCGAAACAAAGAAAGAACAAAATAAAACTTCGGATGAAAAGAATAAGCAAAAACAAGCACTTATCTCATTTAATGATCGTGTAAAGCAAGATAATAGTAATCTTGCAAATATGGAATACAATGGCACGCAAACGATTGAAGTTAATGATAATAATCCAACGTTTTCGGAAGATGATTTATCTTTGGCCAATAAAGCCTGGGAAAAATACGGTGACCTCGATCAACTAAATCGTGCTACTTCTGCCGAAGCTATGCTAAATCAATCATTGATGCCTACAGCCAAACGTGGAGATATTTCTAATGTTAAACCTACTGGCTGGCATAATAAGAAAATTGGTAAAGGATATCTCTATAATCGATCTCATTTGATTGGCTATACCCTTTCTGGCGAAAACGATAATTGGAAGAATCTGATCACAGGAACAGCACAGTTAAATAATCCAGAGATGCTTCGTTATGAAATGGATATAAAATATTATCTGGAGAAGAGTAAAGATAACTATGTACGATACTCAGTAACTCCTGTATTCCGTGGTGATGAGTTACTTGCTCGTGGCGTTCATTTAATGGCTCAATCAATAAAATCTGATGACATCAAATTTAATGTTTATATCTTCAATGTACAAGATGATGTAACTTTGAATTATTCAGATGGAACAAGCCAAACTAAAAGCGAGATTCTGGCTGCTCAACAAAAAGAAGAAGAAAGAAAAAATGCTGAAATCAAAGCTCAACAAGCTGCTGAAGAACAACAGCGAATTGAAGCACAAAAGAAGCAAGCTGAGGCAGCTCAAAACGCAGCAAATGAACAGCAAGCAGCCGCAACTCAATCAAATGGTCCTGAATACGTTGATGCTAATGGGAATGGCTTAATAAAAGGCTCTAACAATGGAATCTATCATGTTCCAGGCAGCAAGTATTACGACAAAACAACTAATCCAGCAGCTTGGTTTAAAACAGTTGACGAAGCTGAAAGAGCTGGATACAGAGCGCCAAGAAATTAGATCTACTCTCCCCACCTGGCGTCGCCGGTTCGATTCCGGCTTGGGGAATACTGAAATATATTGGAGGAGTATAGATGAATAATTTTTTAAAACCCTTGTTGTCTAAAGCAGATTCAATGCCTTTTCTTTTTCTAGGTTCTGGTTTTTCTAGGAGATATCTCAATACTCCGAATTGGATTGATTTACTGGAGTACATCGCTAACCTTACGTTTAATAATAAAACTGGATTTCAGAAAGTTAGGCGTAGAGCAGATAAGGAACACAATATTGAAACAGAATACAATAAGTATATGACTTTTTTATGTGATCAAATATCTGACGCTTTAGACGATATTTGGTATGATGATGAACGTTTTACTGAAAGCAGAGAAGCAAATTGGGACTTAGTTAACCAAGGGGTTCCACCGATAAAAATTGAAATTGCCAATTATTTAAAAAAATTTGGAAAAGTCATCCCGGAAATGGAACCTGAAATTGAAGAACTTAAAAGCATTTCCCCCAACTCGATCGCTGGTATTATTACGACAAATTACGATACTTTGCAAGAGGATATATTTGATTATGAGGTTTACTCATCACAAGAAGAACTACTTTTTCATACAAAATACGATCTCGGAGAAATTTATAAAATTCATGGTAGTGTAAATAAGCCAGATTCAATCCTTATTACAACGAAGGACTATGAGACTATCGAACAAAAACACAAGTACATTGCTGCCAAATTGTTAACAATTTTCGTTGAACATCCTATTTTCTTCATTGGGTACTCTATTGGTGATGAAGACATACGCAGTATCTTAAATGACATACAATTATCATTGACGACTGAGCAATTAAAGGAAATTGAGGATAGATTGTTTTATGTGGTATGGAACAAAAATGAGAAAAAATTTTCTGCATCAACGTACACAATTTCTTTTCAAAACGGCAGATCAATTACGATAAAACAATTATCACTTAATGACTATTCCCTGTTATATAAGTGCTTAAGTGAAAATAAAGCTAAATACCCTATCAAACTGTTAAGACATGTCAAAGAAGACATGTATAATCTAGTACTGACAAATGATCCAGCAGATCGTTTGTTTGTCAATCTTCCTGATACTGATTTGACTGCAGAAGATAAACAAAAAATAGAGTATGTTACAGGTTTCGGAGTTATAGAACTTGCGAAATTAGGTTATCTCACACCTAAATCAGATGAAATTTATCGTGATATTGTCTTCAACGATGCTAACTATAATCCTGATTCCTTATTACAAAAAACTATTATTGAATTAAAAAAAATGTATGGAGTTTTACCCGTATTCAAATATCTTTCAACAGCTTCGGATGCAATAAAACAGATGTATTCTGAACTAAATTGGGTCCCGCAGGATTTTTCTGATTTTAAAACAAAATCAATTGAAAAACGTCCAAAGCAATTCCATTCTGTCAAATCAATCGTTAAACAAAACATGTCTTTTGCCAAAAAGTTGTCGCATCTCGAAACGCTTAGCGAAAGCGAAATTGATATCAATGAACTAGAGGCTTTTCTTAAAAAAACTCTAAATAATCATAAAGGAATTATAGATTCTAAAAACAATAATTACAACGCAGTTCAAAGAGCAGCAGTCAGAAGGCTTATACGAGAATACGATTTTCTTAAATACAAATAAAAAACGCGTACCATAGATGTAGCTTCCTATTCAGGAAACAATCATCTAGAGAGCACGCATAGCAAGGCAAACAGATACTGATTATCTACTTAATCTTGTTTACAATACAATTATACCTAAAATACGCAAATTTGCGTAGTACTTTTATTCGAATTTTTTAATCTTAAGAATTAGCCTTCGGGCTTTTCTTTTTAAAGATTAAACGAACATACATTCGGATGAATTGCTGTTTTATTCGATATTCTAAGGAAACGTGTGAAAAAAATCCATTTATTACGCAAATTTTCGGATTGAATACTAAATATTTCGAAAGGAAATGATTTTATGTCACCAAATGAGTTAAGAGAAAGATTAATGAAAGAAGTGCCAGAAGTAAAGATATACCCTATCCTTACAAAGTTTAGTTACAGTGAGGAAGAATACCAAGAAGAATTGAAAAATCAACTAGCTTTAAAACACGACATTGATGCTGGAAATGTGATTTCACGCCCTGTTTATACCTGGCAAGAGAAAGAACTAAAAATGGATAAGTTTTATGAAAAAGGATGGTATAAACCAAAGTTCTATACTCTTCCAAATTCTATGTTCAGGAGTGAAGATTGATGGCTTCAATAAAACCGTATAAATTAAAAAATGGTGAGCTGCGCTACGAAGTATTTATTTCTAACGGAGTGGACCCTGGCACGAAACGTCAAAATAAAATTCACAAAAAGGGTTTCAAATCTTGGGATGAAGCAGATACTTTCGCTAAGATTACCGAAGGAGAGATCGCTAAAGGAAATTATAAAAAAGATGATGTAAAACATTTGACCATTGAACACTTTCTAAAGACGTGGATCACTGATTATAAACTAAGCGTGAAGGAAGGTACTAGAATTGTTCATCGTGACAATATTCGGATGTATATAAATCCTTATATTGGAAAGCATCGTTTAACTACCTACTCTCGTGCGGATCATCAAAAATTCATAAATATGCTATTTACTCTTAATGGAAAAGGCAGAAGTAAAAAAGGCTTATCTTTTAATACTGTTAAATTAGTAAATGCCACTCTTTCAAACGCTTATAAAAAAGCGATACAACTTGGATACGTGAGCGAAAACCCAACAGACTTCGTAGAATTTCCTTTACCACCAAAAAAAGAAAAGATTCCTCCCCACTATACCGCAAGCGAAGTGGATTTGTTTTACGAGGCTGCTAAGAAAGAAAAAGAACCATTTTGGTATCCGTTCTTCTTGCTAATCTATGATTGTGGATTAAGAAAAGCAGAAGTTATGGCATTAAGATGGTCAGATTTTAATTTCGAAAAAAATTTTGTTGATGTTCAGCGAGAACGACTCTATCGTGCTGAAGTTAAAGAAAACAAAGATGCGATCATAATTGATGACACAAAGACTCCAGCTGGCGAACGTGATCAACCAATCACACAAAGGACCAAATTCGCTCTGCTCGAATTTTATAAATATTTTTATGATTTAATCGGAGTGACACCCTTACAGAAAAATAATTCTGATTATGTGTTTATCTATACCTCTAGCAGCTCAAAAGGCAAAATAGTTCGAAATCGCTCAGTGAACGGCGCTTCTGTTCGAATAGCGCGTAAAGCGGGCTTAACTCCCATTAAGGTACACGATGGCCGTCACACTTATGCGATCCGCATGAGACAGGCTGGAGTTGATCTGGACGATATAAAAGACCTTCTTGGACATAAAGACATTTCTACAACTCAAATTTATGCTTCCGTGACTCCTGAAGTGAAGGAACGATCAGTGAAAAAATTTGAGGAATATTTAGAAGAGCAAAAGAAAAAGCACTCGTAATTGAGTGCTTTTTCAAGTTCACTATCACCTTTTCTATCACCAAAAAAGGAATGATGCAAACATGTTTCTATCACCAGTTAGTTTTCAACTAGCCAGAAACATTGATTTATAGACGATCATTCAATTCTTTTGCTAAATCTTCAAATCCTGGTTTTCCAAGTAGGGCAAACATATTTTTCTTATTGGTTATACCTTATTCCCTAATTTTCTCGATGATTGATTGGCTTAATATCAACGTTTCCACTGGATAAGTACCCTTCCTAGATTGTACCAATTTTACATTCACTATCACCAGTACTATCACCAGCGATTGAGTGTCTTTCCTAAATTACTGTTGTGTCATAAACATATGTAATATGACCTTTTAATCCAGCTATCCCCCTAAAGAATTTTTTGTCTTCTTGCTTAATCCAAACATCGCGCCAAAGAAAAAAGTTTTCCCGATTAACTTCAATCTTATCGATCTTTCCATCACGTAAATCCTTGATTTGTTGTTCATATGATTCCATCACTTTCACCTCGAATGTATTATAGCAGATTTCTTAATTTTTCGTTCCCCTTTACAAATCGAACATGCGTTCGTATAATGATTTTGAGGTGAATAACATGTTGGAAGATTACATCAGGACAAATTATGGAGATGACTACGCGAGAGTCTATAAAAAAATTACAGATAAACAACATACTCAAATTGATCTAAATTTTATTTCTATTCTAGCAACAGGTAACAGCGACTTACCAGTCAGTATAGAAAAAGAAACTGTGATCAAGGACGGAAAATTGAAAGTTCGATATATCCTTGAAACAGAATTAAAATATCCGAAAACATCTGAGGAGTGATATCGTGGAGGAAAAACTATCTGTAGAAGTATTGATAAACAAAATGGATTTGCTTCAACATCTAGAAACAGCTAAGAAAAGTGTTACTAGCAGAATATGTTTGGATGACTTCTTTGCTATAGATGATAATGAATATACTCTACTCGAGTCAGAACTAAATGAACTATATCCAGATTTCACTTTTAAAGTGGTTCCAGTTTTTAGCGGATTTGCACTGGATTTATTAATCACTAACAAAGAAGCAAAGAAACGTTATGATGCTATTCTGAAAACAAAAACTTATCATGACGTGTATAGATTTCTTTATGAGAAACACGGAATTCATAGTTCGGGATCTTTTACAGAAGATATGAGCGAGAAAATCACAGATAACGAATTTGATAGTCTTGTAAACTTTCATCTAAGTTTAAGCAAAATGACTAAGGAAGCGTTCAAGCAACAATACTGATGATTGAACATATCGAGGTGAGTAAAATGGATAGCGTTAATTTTAAATACGAGTTAGAACCCTCACGGGATTATGCTTTCATTGATATGAAGTCTTTTATGCAAGCTGCGAGTTAGTGTCTCGCGGATTACATCCGCTGCGTGATTTGTTGATCGTCATGAGCACGGCTGACAACACGTCGGGCTTAATACTAGCAAGCAGCCCAATGGCAAAAAAGGTCTTAGGGGTTCGCAACGTAGCGCGAAAATGGGATCTCCCTACCGAAGCGGAGAATCCTCGCGTCAGAGACTTGATCGTAGCACCGCCAAGGATGCGATATTACATTCAAGAAAATCTGAAAATCCAAAATGTTGTGCGCAAATATGCTGCTGACGAAGACATTATGTGGTACAGCATCGACGAAGGCGTAGTCGATTTGACTGCCTCTCTTAACTATTTTGTACCTGATAAAAACCTAAGTCGTGCGCAAAAACTGGATATCGTTTCGCAGCGCATCCAGCAAGATATTCTACGAGCAACTGGTATTTTTTCGACAGTCGGTATGTCAAACAGCAATCCCCTGCTCGCAAAATTGGCACTTGATAACGAAGCAAAACACAATCACAATATGCGCGCATTGTGGAACTACGAAGACGTACCGACAAAAGTCTGGTCCATTCCTGAAATAGATGATTTTTGGGGAATCGGAAGTCGTATGAAACGTAATTTGGAATTTATGAACATTAAGTCTATAAAAGATTTGGCGCATGCATCCCCCGAACGATTACATAAGAAATTCGGGATTATAGGACTTCAGTTGTTCCATCATGCGAACGGTATTGATCGATCTAAGTTACAAAAACCCTATGTTCCGAAAGGAAAGAACATTGGGAACAGTCAGGTGTTACCGCGTGATTATGCCGGTTTTGAAATGCCTCTTCTTATAAGAGAAATGGCTGAACAAGTAGCCATTCGATTGCGTCGTAGAGGAGCACAAACGACAACCGTTCATTTATTTATTGGCTACAGCAAAGATGAAGGAAAGCGTGGATTCGGACGTCAAATGAAAGTTCCCGCTACGAATGATACAAAGCAGTTAGCTGAGCATTTATTATTTTTATTCAACAAATTTTATGATGGTCGCGGGTTTATTCGACACATTGGTGTCACCTACTCTGATTTAGTATATGACGGTGGTGATCAGTTAAACCTTTTTGAAGATCCAACTGATCAAGAAAAAAGAATCAAAATCGATCAAGTAACAGATAAAATTCGTGAGAAATATGGTTTTGTGAGCATCGTTCGCGCAAGTTCAACTTTGGAGAACGGTCGCAGCATAAAACGGGCTGGACTTGTGGGTGGTCATAATGGCGGCGCTGGTGGTTTAGATGGGTTATAAAAATTGAGAGGATGAGTTAAAATGGGCGAAGCATTTATGGCATATCATACTGATCCCTTTGTCAGAAACTATGATGATCGCGGGATGGCTAAATGGATGGGATTTTATCTAAGCGAACATACATCTGAAATGGAAAAAGACAACACTATTAGAAACACTATTTATTATAGAAGAGAAAAAATGAGTGAGATTGAGATTTCAAGTATTTTGGATACTGCATATCGTTATCGCTATTCAGTAATCATTCAATTAAATGCATTAAATACTGAAGGATTTGCTTTTGAGGATGTTACCGGTGTGGTTGAAGGTTTCAACGGAAATAAACTCTATCTTTCCGATGTTGAAACTGGAATACAGATTGTTTCGATAAATTCGATCAATCATATTGCCCTTTCTACAACTGAAAAATGGAGTCAGCTTTCTTGACTCTCAACACGGATGATTTAGAATTTGATTACCACACCGAGAATTCTGAAAAATTCACTAAGGACTTTTTGAACTATGTAATTACTGATGTTCCTCTGTTTGCCTTGCAAGATGAGTTTTTATATCTGATGAATAGACGTAAATTGACCTATTTCAAAATTCCTGGTTATAAATGCGTAGATGGTCAAGACCATATTTTTTATTTTACTCTAAGGCATATAGAAGAAAATCCACGAATCAAAGTTTATCGATATCTTGGAATTGACCTAGAAAAGCACGGATTAATGAAAAGGAGTGAGTAGCATGTGTGGACGATATTTATTTGATCCAATGACTGGCGAATTGGATGAATACTGGCAGATTATCGCTGACGTAGCCAAGAAGCAAGAAAAGTATAAAGAGCAGGAAATTGCAACTGGCGAAGTATTCCCTTCTAACAACGTTTTGACTCTAGGTGCTAATAAAAATAATGAGGTTGTACCAGGGATTACTAAATGGGGATTTGAGGGCTTCAAAAAAGGACAGCTCTTCATCAATGCCCGTGCCGAATCAGTTGAGGAAAAGAAAACCTTTAGCAAGCATTTCCGTGAACGTCGCATTGTCTTTCCGATGAACGGCTTCTACGAATGGGATTCTGACAAAAAGAAATTTCTCTTCACTGGCAATAACGAAGTTATTTACGTTGCCGGCTTTTATCGCATTCATGAGAATGTTGCAGAATCAATTATTATGACCACTGAACCGAATGCTGCAGTCTCCCCCATTCATGATCGCATGCCCTTAATCATTGAAAAAAGCGATATAGATAAATGGGTTCTTGATTTAGATTTTGCTAGAGAATACCTAAAGCGTGATATGGATAAATTCGAAAACTTAAAAATTAAATCTGCATAATTGGAGTGAATGAAATGAACTTAATTTTGCAGTATGAACAAGGATATATTCCGTTCTCAGAACTCGAAAAAGTTCTCTGGGATTTCGGTCCAAATGCTATCAATGAAGTCGGAGAAAAATGTTTTGAGTTTTACTGCAATAAAGCTAACGGTTTTCACAATTTCGATTTTTATATTCTTAAATATGGGAGTGGTTTAAATGATGAGCATGAGTGGTTCAGTGAGTAGCATCAAAATACTGAAATTTTCTGAGCGTCCCCTTGTCTATTTCAAATTAGATGATCAATCATGTCTTATTGCCTCACACTCACTATCATTTTTGGCAGATGTTGAGAACGGAATGCGAATCGTAGTGGCTGGCGAGTACAATAGTAGAAAACAGTTCGTGGTGAAGAAATATGCGGTGATTGGCAAGACGAAGATTATGATGGAGTTTGAAATGATGAAAATATAAAAATAAAACCTCCACAACCAACTAAGGCTGTAGAGGGTGTTTGCTGCATACGAAAACCCACTCTTTAGCAAGGGTAAAGAGTGGGCAAAAGAAAATGTGAGAGCGGATTACTCTCTACTTAGCAGTTTATCACTTTTAGGTTTCAGTGCAATAAAAAACAGGCACCTTTCGCCAGGGTGCCTGCCCCTCCTGTTTAGTTGAGGTATGAGGATACTTAGTAAATTCATCATAATATAAAACGGTTACAATGGCAAACAAAATGATCTCTAAAATAAAAAGGAGCACCCGATTATTCGAGTGCACGCAGATAAAATGAAAGAAAAGTTTCTAGGATACTTGTATTGTAAGCTAAAGCGCTTACATTAGCAAGGGGTAAGTAAAGCTAATAAAAAGAAGCACCCGATCACTCAGGTGCTCCCACAGAAATAAAAGATTCTCTAGAATAAATTCAGTATACAATGTAACGGTTACATTGACAAGCAATATGATGATATCGCACCAAAAAGGGACGCTCAATAATTGAGCGTCCCTAGAGAAAATAAAAGATTCACTTGGATCTTTAGTATATAATGTTAAGGTTACATATGCAATAGAAAAAACAGCTTAGTTTAGAGGTCTTTACTATAACTATTTAACTTAAAATCAGTTTTCTAGATTACATTTAGTTTTTTTATGTACCCCGCAGGCCTCGAACCCGCATCTTCCGATATGAACCGGAGTATTCTACCAATTGAACTAAGGGTACTTTAAATGAGTATTATTATTTTTTAAACGTGTTACAATAAAGAAATAGAACGTCAGATCTTCCCCACAGTCCACTTCCCCAAGTAACTGTATCTGACGTTCCCTTTTTTTATGGGCGAGTGACTTCCCAATAGAGTAGATGTTACCTAGAAACCGATTTCTTTGCAAATGATACACTCATGACAAAGTGATACACTACACAAAGAAACAACCAGCCCGCACACGACTGGTTGCCGATCAAGATGAAACTTAGTTATGAAAAAGAAGTAAGTTCTGGCAAAACTTACACATTCATAATAGCTCTTTTGTTAATATCTTGCAAGCGCATTCTCGTCTAAACTCTTTTTTAATGTCACTTAATATCGTGATACCAACGGGTTTCAAAGACATTCAATCTCCAAAGATAAATGTGGTATCATAAAATATCAATAATTCTTAAAGGAGAACGCTATGGAATCATTTCAGGATAACCACTATATTTTATACTGGCTGTTTCAAATTTTAACTTTCGTCGGAGCATTCACCATTCTTCAGGGTCTTGTATACTTTATTAAACCCTATGAGTATGAAAGTATCACTGTAAAAAATGTTGATAAAATTGATAAAACAGCGGTCTATAATGATTATGATATTATTGAGGAAATTGATTTTGACAAGAAAAACGAATTCCCAAACCATAAGACTATTATTATAAGTCCGCAGGATTCATTAATGAGTAGTATTGAGTTTTCAGAGTTAAGTAATGATTTGACCCATTTTAAAAAATCAAGTATCCAGTTTAGAACGAGTGAACTAGAACCACAACAATACTTACTTTTAAGAGTTCCTACTACGGATATGACTGGTATAATTCAAATTAACTTCAAAATAAATTATAAAAAAGGATCATATGAGTTTTCTCCAAATATGAGAAATGGTCATGAAGATAAAGTCGTTCTTAAAGTTAAAAAAACTTTAACAAGCTTTATTAATAAATGATCATTTTCTTGATAGATACAAACAAAATAATCCTATAGCGATCAATACTGCTCCTAGTATAAATGTTTTAATAAATTCAACATTAGTTAACACACCAATAAAAATCTGTTTCATAATTAATTACCTTTTAACTCCCTTTGTTATTTTGCAAAGGGAGTTCTTTCTTTTATTTAATATCGTGATACCAACGTGTTTCGTAGAAGTCTTGATGACCTCCACTTACATCACCTTTAGCGTCATTTGTAGCACGTGTCATCACAATGACTGACTTACCACTAAAATGCTTAGCATTGAAATTCACATCATAACCGACATTCCCAGTCGTCCGATAAGCAGCATTCACATCTGGCCTTGCTACTCCAGGTGCTTTCTGGCGTGCCAATTCTTTGCCAGTTGTCCGATCAATAATAAATACATATTGATACTTGTAATTAGCGATATGCCACCCACGCGCCTTCAAGGTGTTCCCGATTCTCCCCCATTGATCAACATGAGCATGGTTTCCTTTGCCATCGTTCATTACAGAATATCCTGATCCTGCGGTAGTTGGATCTACAGGTTTGCTTGGAGTCGGTGCAGGTTTGTTCTCGTTTGATTCAAAACCATACTTCACATCATGCGCAAATTGCGCTTGGGAGACACCCTGACTTGCTAAATAGCCATACGGGTCCGTATGATCGCCCCACCAATTCGTAGAAATGTATTGGTGACTGATGACCCCTTTGCCGCCTACTGGACTGTCTACAGTAAGAGGAATATTAAACCGTTTCGCACTGTCACGAATTAATTCAATGTAAACTTTATAGTTCTGTTTAAAGAGCGCTGGATTGGGCGTTGCTTGCAATTCAATTTGTACTGGCGAATTCGCATTGGCATAAGAGCCGCCTCCGTATTGCACATAGCCGGGTTCACCAACTTGGTAGACAATACCGTCACCAACAATATAGCTAGTGTAGGCATTCATCCAATTGCGCTTCATAAAGGTAGCTTCGTTACGTCCTGTTGCGCTAGGATTTGCAGTATCGTGCGCCACAATATAATTTGGATTTGCTCTAATTGGACTGCCTTCATTCGCCCCTAAATTGAACTCGTTATTGATCGTGTAAGCAAAGCCATTAATAGGCAATAAAAAAAGAGCCAGTAAAAGGCTCAGTAACGTAATTTTCTTTTTCATGTGATTCCTCCTATTTTTTCGAATTGTATGCTGAGACACCTGTAACTACTCCTAAAAAAGTAGCTACAGCATTAATTGTTAGCACAGTCATATCCGCGCCACCCCAACCGTATGCTTTTCCAAGTGTGCCAACTAAAACAGATGCAGCTGGCAACACTGTGAGAACCGCCCATTTAATAATTTGGTAATACTTGTCCGGTAAAATCATTTCAAACCCCCCTATAATTTCGTTAAGAAATAGCCTAATATAGTAATACCTAAACCGATCATGTAACCCCATGACCATTTATTGTTTGCTTTAATTTCTTTGATGTCATCAGCATTGTTGAGTGCAATAGAATATGCGTGATCCGCCACATCTTTCGCAGCATCCGCCTTCTCTCTCAATGCCTCGTAATTATCAAGTTTTGTTTCAATGCGCACTAAGCGCTCAATAACATCTTGTGCAGTATCATCTTTCAAAACTCCCCCGCCTTCCAACTAAATAATTAGCCCCGTTAAAAACGAGGCTAAATTGTTACTCTGCCAATTCTGGCAAATCCATATCTACTAGAATCTCTTTCACTTGCTCGCGAATTAGACCTGGTACTTGTTCAATCGTCTTCTTGCCTTTAATAATTAAAGTCGCATATACTACGGCCATTTCTTCCACCTCCCTTCTGAGTAAATAAAAAGCAATCCTAATCCGCAGTTTCTGCATCAAGGATTGCTTGTACTTCATTTCTGATTGTTCTAGGAACTTCTTCAATAGTCTTCAGGCCTTTCTGGATTAAATTCACGTAAATATTTGCCATCTATACTACCTCCTTTGCTGCATCGGCTGGTACCAACATTTCGTATACTTCGGCTAAAGCTAATTGAGTATCTGTTAGTTGGTCGTTAAGAACCTCATTTTGCTTTGTTAAGGTTTTAACATCAGCTGTAGCTTTCGTGTAAAAGTTCTCTAACAGACTAATCTTCTCAGTGCTTGCCATGTATTCTACTGGACGCCATACGTTCAATTTCACATCGAAGAACTGTAGCATTAGATCTCGATTGGCATCAGGTTCTACTTCCGTGTATGGAAACTTTGTTTCAAAATCCTCTGCCACTTCTGTTGTTTTGCACCCGAACGGATACAAAATTTCGTAAATTGTTTTCATTTATCTTCCTCCACTTTTAATTTTTTAAATACGCAATAATGCGTTTGATTCTGTAGATTCTGTTCGGTGCTACACTGTTTTCGTTTGCACCAGAAATTGTAACGTTGCCTGATTCATTCGCAAAAGTCACAAATTTATAATTGTCAGTAGTCATTTGAATTCTATAACTATTCCCAACTACCAAATCGTCTGGCGAAAGCACTGTTTGACTCCAGCTGTAATTTAATAAAGTTCCCGCTGTATCATCAACACGGGACCACAGAAGCACTATTTTGTCGATTTTCCCTGAAGCTCCAAGTGTAAATTTATCAGCAGCATTAAAGTATCCGCCAACGCCATCTGCCTCATAAATAACTTTTCTAGTGATCGTCGATAACGATACGTCATTTATCATCAGACCATCTTTAAAGTTCTTGATTCCACCAATCGTCTGATTTCCAGCGATTGTAACAGCTTTCTTCTCTAACTGCTGCGCAGTCCTAAGCGGTGTCATCGTTTTAGTGTTGTCCGTTCCAGCTTCGGCTTCTTCTTGAGTAGCAATTTTTTCTCCGTGATTGGCCGCTATCTCTAACTTAATAATCTCATTGGCAGACGCTTCTACTTCTACAATTAGTCTGATATCTTTTACCTCGACCCAAGCTGGAGAGATACCATCAGAAATTGCTCCACTTTGTCCAATATTCTCATTTTCTTTTGAAGTAATTTTAAAAATGTAAGAACCGTTCTTTTGAACTTGCTTCATTGAAGAAGTATCCAATTTTGTATTAAATTCTCTGAGATTATTACTAGAATTGATAGCATCAGTTCCACAATATCTCACGCTATTATTGGTAGTATTTTTCACATATAGTCTTGAATAGTTGGAACTATTCCCTGTTGCAGTACTAAGACCACCTCCACGGCTAGCCGAAGGGACCAAAACCGACCTCATAATTGATATATATTTCTCTATTTTTTCGGTATCGGTCGTGCAGCCTTCGAAGAGAAAAGGCCTATTAACTTCTAAAGCTTTGATTACAGGAAATTCAAATACGATTTCGGCCCCTCTTTCCGGAACGTATGTCTCTGCATTTACAATTTCGTTTGTTGAAAGTAAGGCGTTGTAGTCATCTTCATTAAACGGAACTATGCCATCTATTACCCATTCAGGTGCAGGAGTAAACTTAGTATATTTTTCTTTTTCAATTTTCATTTCGAACTCAATAGGCTCGTTATCTGTATTCCCCCACGATTTATATCGAATTTGGGTCTCTTTCGTCAGCTCCAATGTGCGCGTATATACCGTGTTAATTGTATAGTTTTGAATATTCAAGAAACCGAAACTAGAATTATCAGTTCCATCAACTTCACAAACAAATGATGTAGATTTACTTGATTTTACGAAAAGCCTCAAAGAAACAACATAAGTTCCTGCTGGCAATGTAACTTCTGTAATTGTCTTTCCTTCAATTAAACCAGGGGCTTTTAATCGGTTGCTATCCAAATCGTAGATGAATCTTGAACTCTTCAGTATGCCCATTAAATTTTGTGTACCTAAATCATTAGCATAGCGGCTCGCTGTTCCTTCATTACCATTCACCAATATTTCTTTTTTTAGAATAGCTGACTCAGCGCCAGCTATTTGATCGATCACGTTAGCAGAACTTTCTTGTTTTGCAGTTTCCAAATCATTCTTTGTTGCTAAGTCGTTATCTTCAATAGACTGTATAATTTCTGTTTGTGTATTCTTTATCTCATTAGATCCTTTTTTCAAATCCGATAATTCAGAATTAAGCTCTTTACTTTTCTCATCAAGAGCTGAATAATCCTCTTCTTTTCCTGTCAAAAATTCACCAAAATCGTCATCGAAATCCTCTAATAGTTCATCCAATTTTGAAACATAAATCTTAGACTGATTATTTGAAATATCAGCATCCTTTAGAACCTCAACAAAAATATCTTCAGAAGAAATTCTATTGCCACTTTCATCATATACACGAATAAAAGCACGTTGATAAGCTCCTGGGATGGAGACATCTTCACTTTTAAACTGGTAGACAAATTCCCCTGCTTTATCATTGAAAGGGATTGCTATTCCTTCAACATAATCGCCACTTCTGATATTTCCTTCGAATTTTACTTGCAGATTATTTTGATTTTCCAAAGAAAATTTATTGTCGGTCAGCGTGATTCGCATTTTTTCACCGACATCACCTTGGCGTACCTTAATTCTATTTGAAAAAGAATTAAGAGATTTATTTAGGTCAATTTTTACATCAATCAAAAAGTTACCTCCTTTCCCTTATACTTCATGCCATCTGCCTTTTAGAAGTACCGCCTTTCTAATTCTGAGCCTTTTCGATTCAACATTATCCGAATTATAGATATCGCCAACCATGGATAAAGTGCCATCGTTATTAGGTTTGAAATGAAAAATTTTCCCAGTCATCACGGCTATATTATTGCTATAACGACTTATCAAAGGAATATGATTGACCGAACTGCCTAAGATTTGTGATTTATGAATTGAAACATATTGAGTCATGTTCCACTCTTTATTAGAATCTTTTTGAGGGTATCCAAATGTAAGACGTATTTCTTCGATATCATCTAGTTTTCCTAGTTGCCAAATATCCCCACCAGTCCAATATCCTCCTTCGCCCTCTTTCGCATCGTATAAAACTACAGTGCGATACGGATCATTATTAAACGATTCAGTATACTTTGTCAGTGTTGTAGTAGTATCTGTCGACTTGTAAGAATAAAGAGGAAACGTAAATTGTTGATCATCATTTGAAGGACTACTCCAAATCAAATCCGATCGCACTTCTAATTTCACTTGATTTTGTTCAACGGTATAGTCAGAATCCCACCAGTTGCCATGTGGAATATTTTCTTTAGTCATATCTAGACTGACAGTAATGTATCCTGTTGTATTCGCCGGAACTGCAAGTTCTTCAATCGAATCATTCTGAATGTTTCTTCCAAAACAAATCAACCAGCCTGTGTCGACTAAAATTTTTAATCCTTGAGAAGTCGCAGCAAACTCGTTTCCGTATCCAGGTACTACATAGCTATTTTTCCCTCCTAAAGCATGATAAATTTTTGCGTCTGAGCCAGCTGTATTTAACATATGCTCAAATGTAAATGGTCTGATTGCCATTAAAATTCTCCCCTTTCTAGTCTTCCATGTAATCAGTTACTCTTGAACGTAAATTGCCAAATTTGGCCTCAATAAAATCCTCCTCAATTTTAAAAAAGGTTAAGACTGACTCAAATTGTTGATCGTTAATCGTTAAAATTACTAGCAAACCTAAAAAAATGTCTAGCTCAACAAAGAAAGTTGAACTTTTCTTGATTTTGAAACTTATTTCGTGTGCATAGGCGTTTCCAGAAAGTTCACTTTTCGCTATGCTCTCATATGTCGGTTTATCCTCTTGCTCCGTGTCATATATTACTATTTTAGTTTTTGTGGGTTTCGTGATACTTCGATGGTTGCCGTTTGTTGTCAATTCATTATTCTTAGTTAAAAAATAAGTAGCGAGAATCATCGGATTTTCACTACTTGTAGTCTTTTTGTTTATTATCACCAATTTGTTTTCATTTTCTGTATTAGCCGCTCTTACACTGACATCCCACTCAGAAAAATCAGATATATTATCCTTAATTTTTATGTGTGTCTCAATTCTAACTATTTCAGTAATAAGGTTGCCTTCAAAATCTATTTCAACGAATCGCCAAACGATATTATATTTTTTGAACGCATTGAAATAATACTTCATCAAGTTTGTTACCGTTGGTGGATCTGTTGGTTGATAAAGATGTTCCGTGTTACTTCTCACATGTACTACGAGATGAGAGATATCTTTCGTAGAATCAAGTATTAGATTGTTATTTATTAGTGTTTTAAAATGATTCTCAAAAGATTTTCCACTAATTCGTGTTGCCACAAAGTCAAAATCCAGCAACGAAAATAACTGACATGCTCCAAATTCTTCATTATCTATACTCTGAATTACCCCAAAGTAGACAAAATCCCCAGTAATGAATTCCTTAACCAGTATAAAATCGCCTATTGAAGCCGGAATCGCTTGCTTTCCAATTTTAAAATTGGATTGCGCATTTGAAATCGCATCATGTTCAATCTCACAATCTGAACTATCTAGAAGCAATGGTATACTGTATTTCCCTTTGTTTCTTTTAAAAAATGAAAGATGATACAACATCAGACCACCAGCCTTTCTTCACGCCAAGTTAGCTTGAAATCAGCAGCTCCAACATGACAAACTAATTCTGATTGACCGATTGGTAGATGAATGAAATTTGTCCTTTTATGATCCTGATACTGATAAATACTTTGCTCAAATCCATCCGTTCCAAACCTTGAAACTCTGATATCATCTTGAAAACAACTAACAATGAGTTTTTCACCAGCATTAAGAGTCAAATTGTAACCATCATCAGCTATTCTTCTTCCATTATGCCAAAGTTCCCAATAAGGATTGATGCAAGCACCTTCAATCTCAATCTGAGTAGGACTTAACATTTCCTCCCCATTTGTTAAATATACTGACTCATTGTTTATCTTAAGAATATTATATCTACCGGTCAGGTCAGCACCGTAGACGAATGGATAACCGTAAGTTGGGACCTTTCCACCATACGCAGTAAACGTCTTTGAAACCTTTTGAGCACTTTTTAAGCAATACCAGGGTGTCGTACAATCAAACGATATTGGTTCCTTAATCCGTCCAGCAAAATTTATTTCTGTTTTCTGAATCTCTTTCAATTTAATCTTTCTAATAAAATGTCCGGCATCGGTGACATAATGAAGTTCTAATGGTGGATGATTTATGAATGAGATAAAATCTGAAAACACGGTATATGTCTTTTGATCCTTATATGTACCATACATAATTTCAACTTTAAACTCATTCATATCTACTGAGCTGGACTTGTTTCTAAAATTTCCATTCAATGAATCATATTCGTTATTAAAAGAGACTCCTAATCCTTCAGGATTGAGGGCTAGAAGTCCAATTTCATTATTCAAACCTAGTGTTTCGCCATTTCCATTTATTAAATGAAATTGTCGAAGAAATTTAGTCATTAATATTTCCTCCTTACAATTTCTTTTGCCACTGTTTTAGCAACTTTCTTACCGACTTTTTCTTTATCCATGTATATTTCAGATTCCTTATCTCGTATCTCTACCAATAACTGGTTGTTTACAGACAACAATCGGATGACTTCTTGAAGGTCGATGTTTGTTGAACCTGCAAAGTTGCTTCGAATTGCTTGTGTATCAACTCCAATTAAATCAGCAAGGTTTAGTGTCATGTTCGATGCCATGTTACTGAGGCCTATGGTTGCCGACTGGATGATTCCCGACCCATTCTGCGCCATGTAATTAAGTGCCTGACCAATCAATTCAATTGTTCGTGCCGGTTTAGTTACAGGTAGAACGACTTCGGGCTTTCCTTTCTCTCCAGCTCGATAAAGACCATCTTGAGTAATCCAGCCACCGTTCTCATATCCAACTCCACGATAAGCCCCTAATAGTGACCCATATCTTGAAACTGCATAACGAATTGAAGCCAACATATTTGATAAAGGATCAACCATATTTTTATCGTATCCAGGTCTTGCATATGCTCTAAAGGTTGCACTGATCGTTTGAAGCAAGCCTCTCGAGGGATCACCACGTTGCGCATTGATATCCCAATTGTTAACTGCATTCGGATTACCTCCAGACTCAGTTTGAATTTGGCGTAACATCGCATTCAGATTCGCGGGAGTGTATTGTCCTTCCATCTTTAAAGCTTTAATAGCTAAACTTCTCCATTGTTCTACCCCAGCGGAAGGATTATAACCAACAACACTTGAGCCTCCACCACCAGTAAATATATCACCAGATCCCATAGCACCATTTAAATGAATGTGGTCAAAGTGGTCGCCGTCGGGCCAAATAACCCACTGTCCGCTTGATCCAGTTCCACTGAGACCCATTCGGTCTCTAACTTTTCCGTTCGTGATTACATAAGCAATCTGCTTTGCAAATTTTTCGAAGGCCCAATTAGCAGCCTCGGTATATTTTGCAGAACCGACTACACCTGGATATGCCAAGTCAATGGCTTGATGTTTTCCATGATAGTATGGGTCGCCCGCACGATAACCAGATGTGATTGTTAAGCCCGGGAACTTACTCATCATCTTTTGAGCAATATCAACCAAATACTTATAAACATTGTTTGCTCCCATCGCACCATCAAATGTTCCATGAGTGAAGAACTTTTCCAACTCGCCTTGAATCATTTTATTAGCTGCGCCTGTAATCAGTTTTACACCTGATTTGGTCATGTCTAACCAAGGTTCATTGATTCCTTTATAATCCACTTTGTTATTCAGAAACTTGAGTATTGCATTTTCATCATCGAGAAAATCGACAATATCGAATTCACCCACACCATCAGCATATTTTGGAATCATACTTCCAAGATTATTCTGACCTTTTAACAACCGTTCGGTCATCGTAGCATTGAGTACCTTAGCACCCTTCTTCAGCCAAACAAGAGCATTTCTACCCTTTGCGATAAAGGTAGATCCGTCTGGTTCTTGTATGATTTCCTGATATTTAGAACCTTTTTGATCATTTACAATCGCAGGACCGTCGGCCGGATGTCCATCTGTTCCCCTGGCATACTGTGGTACTGTCCAAGCTCCTAATTTCTTGTCGGACTCTACTTCTTTCAGTACAAAATTGACACCAGAAATTACTCCATTAACACCTTTACCGATACCACCAACCATCTTATTCGCAACGCTGTTCATTGTTGAAGTTAGAGAACCGCCCATAGAATTAATGCCGTCTATCAACGATTGCATCAAAAAACGTCCAGCGCTGTTAAAGCCGCCCGACTTCGATCGAAGATTATTGATTGCATCATTTCCGAGCTGATTCACTCTGTTGATGAATGTTTGATAAAGTGAGTTCCAACCATTCAAAAGATTTTGAAGCCAAGTGCGGCCAGTCTGATACATCGCATTGTAAAAGCTCCGTAACAGATTCAAGACTTGATTGCAGAAATTCCTCACAGTCGTAATGAATGTAGAAACAAGGCTATTCCATCCATTTAATTTATTCTGCATCCAAGTTCGTCCCATTTGGTAATTCGGACTATTCTGGCTAGCAATCAATGTTGTGTATTGAACAATGAAACTATTAGTAGTTGCAAGCATAGCTGGAGCAACTGAATTCCAACCATTCATGAAGTTCGTTAACCAGTCCGCACCTTGCGTGATCATTGACGGGCTAATTGAACTAAACTGACCCAAAATACCATTAGCAGCTGATAAAGCTGTTTGTAGCAACTGCGGCGTTGAATCAGACATACCCTGATTTCCAGCTTGTGAAGCTTGCTGAGCTGAGGCCTGCATCTGACTTGCATCAGGCATTCCATAGCTCTCAGTCACAATCATATTGCTAGATAGTCCGACAGGTTCTGCATCTTGAACAGCCTTCGTCATTAAATCAGTCATAGATTTAATAGCTTCTTGAATTCTAGGTTTTCCCTTATCAATACCGACTGCAATACCAGCAGGTACCCATGATGCATCTGCCGCCATTACTCGTGAAGGAGACTTGATTTTCAGTTTATCTTTGAACCATTTACTAACATTTCCAGCAACATCAGTTACAGCTTTCTTGATCGAACCAGCTGCATCAGTAATCCCTTTACCAATACCACCAATAATATCTTTACCAATCTTGCCCCACTTTACATCTCCAAATGCTTTGAAGATCGCAGCAACAACTTGTGGCAACATCTTAATCAAGACACCGATAGTGTTCAAAATACCTTTACCAAGAGCGATTAGGATTTGAACGCCTGCACCAATGATTTTAGGTAAATTCTGAATAAGTATCGATACAATCGTAATGATTAGTTTAATCGCCAATTCTATTAATTTAGGCAAGACATTTAGAATTCCTTGAATTAATGAACCAAGAATTTTGACACCTGCTTCGATAATCTTCGGCAAACTCTGAATCAATGTCGTGACAAGAGAAATAATCAGATTGAACGCTAACTCAATCAATTTCGGCAGCATCATCATAATCCCATTGATTAAAGCAACTAGAATTGTCATACCAGCTTCAATAATCTTCGGTAGATAGGTAATAATCAGTGAAAGAATCATCTCAACAAGTGAAATAACCGCACTGATTAGATTTGGTAGCATCTGAATGATTCCGGTAATAATCGCAGTCAGGATTGTAACTCCGGATTCAATCAATTGAGGCAACACGGAGAGTAACGTCTCAATGATTGTCTTAGAAATGGTGAATGCGACAGTTACTGCAGCTTGTGCTAATGGAATAAGTGTTTGCAGTATCCCTTGTAGGATATTCGTTAGTAGATTGACCCCAATTTCAATCATCTTAGGTAATATCTCAGTAAATGAAGTCACCAATCCCAGGACGATTTCTGAAACTTTTTCCAATAGGTCTGGTACCGTAGTTCCCATACCTTCAGCCAGTTTCGAAATCAGATTGCTTCCGGTAATGATCAAACCAGGTATTCCACCGACCAATACAGCTATGATTTTTGGTAATAATGATTTAAAAATATTCAGTAATGGCTCGAAATTTCCATCAAAAGCTTTGTCTACCGCAACTTTGAACTCAGCAAATTGCTGTTTTACACCTTGAACGAAATTTCGAATGCCTTGGCCTAGACGATAGATTAAATTTAATTGGCTTTCACTAAATGAATCACCAAAAAGATTCCCTAATCCTTCAAGACTCGTAATATTTCCAGAAATAATGAATTTCAAGCCTAAGAATGCACGCCGAATTTGTTGAACAATCTCATAGAATTTCTCGAATCGCTGAATCGTTGCATCGCTGAACATACTAGTATTGATAGCTTCGGAAAATGAGTGAAAGTCCGTATCGCCTTTTAAGACATCTTTAATGATTTGGATTCCATTTTTTAGTCTGTTAAAGCTCTCGTGAAGAACCGTGATTCGGTTCATGATCGCATTAACAGTGTCCTGTGGGAGAAAATCAGCTAAAGCAAGCTTCAAATCTTCATACTGCTTGCGATCACCGCCGTGAAGAATCTGATCTAGACTTGATCTGATGATATTTGACGCTACTTGTACTCTTTCACTTGCATCTTTCTTAAATTGGTCAAAGACTTTATGAAGAATTGTCAAACGTTCAAGAATTTTATTGGAGGTTTCTTGAGGAAACAGATTGTTGAGTGTTTGTTTCAGCTCCTCAGTTTTTCCTCTATCTCCACCAACGAAGATTAAGTCAAAGCTACCTTTGATTGCTTGGGCTGCAAGCCCAAACTTCTCACTAGCCTTTTCCCTAAACTCTCCAAATGCTTTATGCAACGTTGTTAATCGATCGATAATGACGTTAACAGTTTGTTGCGGTAAGAGCTGATTGAGATTTTCTCGAAGCGCTTCGGTCTTCTTGCAATCGCCACCAACAAAAATTAGCTGCAATGCTCCATGAATCGCATTTCCTGCAGTGACAAATGTTTCTCCAAGCTTCTTAACGAAGTTAATTAATGGGGCAACTAATTGTCTGAACTTCTCTGAGCGTTTGTAAAGGTCAGTTATTGCAACTGCTAAACCTATTACTGCGGCCGCAACAATCGCAAACGGACTAATTTGTAATGCTGTAATGAATCCCAAGAATATGGATTTTAATTTACTGAATAGATTGATTACCAGAATAAGCGATCCAAAGGATAATAATGCTGTAACGAGACCTTTTACAATTGATATTAGTGGATTCGCAGATTTGCTAATTCCTTCAAGAGATTTTGCTATTGAATTTAAAACCCCTTGGACCTTTTCCGCTCCTATTGTGTTATCTCGAAAAGCTTTAATTGAAGCAGTCGCTGAACCTAGCGCATCAACAGCAACTTTTTTAAATGGTTCTAAACCTTTAACAATCGTAGTAGTGATGGCCGTCTTAAAGTTCGCCATCGATCCAGACAAAGTATCCCCAGCGGTTTTAGCCAGACCGGCCATTTTGGCTGTTGATCCCGCGACGCCCTCTGTACCTTCTTCAATACCTCTTCGAAGGTCTTCAATTGCATCACCTGCTGAAAGAGTACCATCAGAGACAGCTTCTTTCATATCCGTAACGGATTTTTTGCTAGCATTAGCTAGAATTTGCCAAGCCGGAATCCCGGCATCTACTAATCTATTGATATCATCAGCATAAACAACACCTGCAGATTGCATTCCGGCAATTGCACTCGTGATTTGATCAATTGATTCAGCACCATTACCAACACCATAAGCAGCATCAGCGATTGCTTGGAACACACCTTTGACTTTCGTGCCTTCCATCCCAGCAGCAACCATTTTCTTAGCACCCATTGCAACATCATTCAAAGCAATAGGTGTGCCTTCAATAGCGGCTGCCAGATCATCCATGACTTGTTTAGCGATTCCTGCACTTCCTGTTAAAACAGTAAGTGATTTCGTAGCTGTATCAATTGTGTCGATACGATCTATGGCTCTACCAATCGAGTCACTTAATACTCCAAATGCTTTTGAAACAATCGCGATTGAAGCAATGGAAGTTGCTAAATCTTCAATTGATCTCTTAGAATTTATAGCTGGATCGTTTACTCCAGATTTAATTTGATTTCTGATATTAGGAAATATTGATTTTGCTTTATCAAAAACAGATTTAAATCCACTAGTAAGATTATTCTTTACTGATCTTGATGCATCTGACGCACTCGTTGATATTGACTTGATACCACTTTTTACTGATTGCCAAATGTTAGAAGCGACACTCGGAATGCTCTTTATTCCATTCACAAACCCTGTTCTTATGTTTGAGGCTACCTGTGACGCTTTTGAAGGAAGCTGAGACAATCCGTTGCCGATTTTAGATACAGCACTTGCAGTCGTATTAACTATTGAGTTAAAACCAGTAACAAAGACATCCTTAGTTTGATTTAAGACTTGAGTTGCCTTTGTTGGAATTGACTGTATCTGAGAAATTGCTTGATTTTTTGCTTGAGCGAAACCTGAACTAACAAAACCAGTTACGGATTTCATGGCACGTTGAATGGTTCCTGGTAATTCTATGACTTTATCGACAGGCTTTTTAATCAAATCCAGCAATGAATTTCCAATTGTCTTAAAGCTATTCTTCAGATCGGTAAAACTTGACTTCAAATTGGATACGCTGCTTTTCATTGAAATAACTAATGCTTTATTCATCGCTTTGCTATCTTTAGTCATTTCTGAATAGGATAATTTTGCATCGCTTTTCATCTGATCGAAATTCTTTTTCGAATCAGCAGATAAACTAGCATTTGCGCTTTTCATTTTCTGCGTCATCGATTGAAAACCAGTTGAAACTGTCTTCGCTGATTGGCTTCCTTTTTCGCCTAAATCTTTTGCAGTCTCAACCGTATTACTGATTTTACTTGCCAAATCAGTAGCGGCCTCGCCAGTTCTTGTGAACCAGTTGAAAAAAGTGGCTACCGCCTTCTCAGCTGGTGCAGAGTCTGCTGTGATTTCTATATAAGCACCGCCAACTTTTGTACCTTCTGCCATTTGCTCAACTCCCTTCTATATGTATTTTTATTTCTTCCACCATTGAGTGGTGTCAATACCTTCCTCATTTGCATTTTGAGTGATATTTTCTTTTGCGCTCTTGATAGCTTCTTCGTACGGCTTCATCAAATTAGAATCATAATCCTGTTGCCCAGTCAGTTTGCTTAAGAACATTCCAACTGAATCAACGATTGCTACTTGAATCTCATATTGTCGAGCACGTCTTGATTCATATTCCTTTTTATTTCCCCATTCATATTTTCGTCTCAGCCAACTAAACGACTGATCCAATACATACTCTTCTGACAATGAATAAAAATATGAGACGAATTGAATCTGTTCAATTATGCTTGAGGCGAAGGATTCAATTGCACTACTGATGCCGACTGCTGATTGGCCGCTGGTTTTGTTTGAGCCGCTTGTTGATTCTCCTTGCTCATCGGACGAAATTTCGTTTGAATCTTTTTTATCAGCGCCGTTAATTTTTCGATCGGAGTTCCTTCTAAAAATGCCCCAATAATCAACGATGTATCAAAGAAGTCCATTTCTTCTGCTTCTTCAATCGTCTTATCCAAAACGATTGCTAAAAGTTTTGTAATTTTTTCATCAGGTAACACCTCTAACGCAAATTCAACAATTTGATCGATCGTTGGGAATTTGAATTCCCATTCTAAATTTCCATTTTCATCTTTTTTCTGTTCGCCAACTTCATCAAGTGCAGGGCGTTTTTCCGTGTTTGCTTCTCGCCATTTTAAATAGTCGTTGTAAATTATCAAACCGTCACCGGCAACGAATTTAACTAACGACACTACTTTCTTATTCGTTAAGCGCGGTACAGGAATCTTACTTCCATCGCTTAACTCCACCATTTTCATTTCAGTTACTACACTATTGATTTGTTCTACTGTTGTATTTTCAGTCATGTTATTCTCCTTTTTAGACAAAATAAAAGACCCTGCTGATAAGCAAGGCCATGCGATTACAATACTTGTTCGATTTCAATGAAGACATTTTCATCTTCGGGCAGGTCGTCCTGAGCGAATGAAGTAAACGAAACTGGAAGTGTTGCCTTTTCTTTTCCGTGATTTGTTTCGACATTATCGCTAATCTTCACTTCATAATAGTGGACCATTAAGAATGTCCCGTCTTCACGTTTTACAATCAGAGTTAAGCTATATGAAGCAATTGACGTTGGTGCTCCATAACTAATCGTCTTAGTTCCGAGTTCTTTTACTGGTGTCAAAGTATCAGTTGTGGAATATGCTTTTGAAACACCTTTTTTCAATGTAATAAGATCGTCATCGGCTTGAACAGAAGAAATTTCAATTGTTTCCTCACCAATTTTAGCAAAACGGACGGTTTCGAAATCAACGCCTTTACCAGAGGCTACTTTGATTTTTCGGTTACCTTTATTAATGGCCGCAGCTAGGGTCGCAGGATCACCGAGGTCGGCTGCTGTCTCGGTAATATCGCCACCAGCCATAGCTAACGAACGATTGTCAATTGAATTTTCCATTAATGTGGTACCAATAGTGTTGGTCCATCCGCTAATTGTTGTATCAATAGGAGTAACTGATTGGTCAATCGTTACTTCTTCTGTTTCGTTGCCACGAGAACGGCTGATACCTTCCGTTGTTCCACCAAGATCACGGAAACCTTCCTTGAGCTCAAAAGTTTTCATATCCATTACATCTGAAATTTTTGTTGGACGAAAAGTCGTATCTTCACCAATGATTAGACGTCCAGCGCCCCCTTGGATGTTCTTTTTATTAAAATGGAAAAATTGGTCTTTTGCCATTATTTAGTTCCCTCCTTCTTTTCTGTTTCTTCATAACTCCATGACGAGCTAGAAATTTTCAATTTTTGAAGTTGCTTCTCAGTCAATTCAAGGATTTCCCCATGAATGATAACTTTCGGAACACCTTCGATATTGACGCTTAACGTCGTTCCAGCACCAGAATTCGATTTAGCCATTACTCTGACTTTCGATTCTTTATTTGCAACTGCTTCTTGCTTTGTTTCTTTTTTCTTATCTTGAGCTTTCTCTGCCAAAATAGTTCCTCCTTAATTTTCGAAATAGTTAATATACATGTAGCACCAAGCTTCATCTTTTTTAGACACATCATCGACATTTGGAACTGGTGACATCTGAAAATCAACATCAAAGACATTGACACCCTCTATATCAGAAAAGTTCCGTTTTAAATAATTTCCAACATCTGTGCATTTCTCCAATGCCTCTATATCGCTTTCTGAGCGAACTAACAGTTGGATGGTATTTTTCCCTATTGTCTTAATTAGAAGACAGGGAAGTGGTGCTGTGGCTTCAATTTTCCATATTCTGAATGATTCGAAGCCATCAAAAAAAGCAGCCTTCAGGAATTCCCGAATACTGCTTGAAGCATCAACAAAATCCATCGAGCTACTCCTTTCTATGTTCGTAAAACTTTCTTCATCGCAGCCATACCAGAACTGATCATCCGATCCATGCCGTTTTCAAGCCCTCTTGCGTAAATGTTGTAACGACCTTCGAGATAAATCGCATATGGCACACCTGAACCAGTCTTGAGAGTCGTTTTAGTTCCTGTTTCTTCCCATTCATTAATGATCGGACCAACAGCGGAACCGCTTGGACCCAAATAATGAGTAATGAATCCGAGCGAGTTAATGTACGCTGCAGTATCAATGTGATTGTCAGCAGACGTTACTTCTTTCGCACTCTTCGCCCACTCTTTCGCCATTTCAGATACTAAAGCTTTTCTAGCCTCTTTCATCGATCCTGAACCGCCGAGTGTCTCGGAATCAAGTGAAATCGATACTGCTGCAAATTTCGACTTGTACTGCATTTTCTTCTTCATGCTACTCAGCGCCCTTTAAGAAAACTTTGTAATGATGAAGCGTGCGGTCATCATGATGAGGTGTGATAGAGTCTACTTCAAGTTTTGCTGTCGTGAGCAGGTTTCCTTTGTCATCCTTGATATTTTCAACAGTCATTTGCGGATCAACAGCTGTATCGGGTGTTAGATGTAAACTCATTTCTATTACTCGATCGGCACCAGACGAATCTCTTACATAGACATTTTTAGTCATGTATCGGCATTTGACGGTTTCGGGGTCATTTTTTTCATAGATAGGGCGTCCCCATTTATCCTCACCAACATACTTTTTTCCAGGCAATGTCAGGTCGCATGTGTGAATCAATAAATCATCAAACAACACCGATTCTCACTCTCCTTTTTCGCAGGAGCCCTGTTCCTTCCAAAAACATTAAGCAAGAAGGTGCGACTCTTCCAGCTTGTCGGCTAGTAGATCCACCACTTGCAGAACGACTGTAGTCTCCAATGGAGTAACTTAGCGAGCTTTTGGGTGTTCCTGTTACATCTACATCAATGCCTTCAATTTGGTAATACTCGATCTGTGCGCAACATGCTTTCTTGATCAGTTCTTGAACGTCCTCAGAAAACTTATCCAATCCAATTTTGAGAATCTGATACTCCGTCAATGCATCTACTATTTCTGTTGCACGTTTAGAAAATCGAGAGAACTTGTCATCGCTAACAGGAGTTCCCTCGAATTTGTCTGTGTAATAGGCTTCATCAACATACGTTTGAGCCATATTGTTCACCTACTTTTCTAATGCTTTTTCAGCTTTGATAGCATCATTTTTGTTTCCGGCAAAACTTTCACCATTAGACAATTGATAGTTCCCACGACTAATCATTTTTGGAAACTCTTCACTGGGATCTTCTTCTGCTGGTTTTTCTGATATATCTTCCTCGTCAATTGATTGTTCTCCGTTATCATCATCAAAAGCCTCTTTCTGTTCGACTGGCTCAAATATGAATTTGAATGCATCCACAGTTTCCAAATACTTCTTTTCAGTTTCTGTTATCTCAGTTAGTGATGAAGATGTGATTTGTTTTTCACGGAAGAAATAATCTTTTCCTTCAACGGCACTTTTCACTGTATAAAGCATAAAAAACGACCTCCTAGATAATTTCGTGTTTTACATTGATAGCTTTTGCCACTGCGTCTTCTTCTTCAAATTTAGTATCTAGTTTCATCGTTAATACAATAATGAACGTCCGCGAACGGATATCTTTATCGAATTCCAATCGAACATTACGAGAGACACCTAAAACGATATTTTTAGGGTGAGTTAGCAATAAGTCCGATACTTTTTCAGTTCCTCCGCTTACTGTAGCGTCATAAGGTTGCAACATCGCAATCCCTTGAGTAGGCACTCCGTATGCAGCAGGTCGATTTGTTCCAGTTAAAGTCGTGTCACCCAAACCAGTGTTACGATTGGCAATTTCATCACGCCAGTTTAATTCATTAACATGGCTCATGTAGTAACGAAAATCAGCAGGATTCCGTAAATATTTAGCAGGTACCGAGCCGTACAGCTTTTTCAATAGTGGCCGTTTAAAGTCTCCCCCATCGTGATCAACAATGTGAGAAGTTACTTGCTTTCTCAAACCGTCCAACAAAGCCAAATACGGATCAGATGAACTTTTATCACCGTTAACAATCAATTCTTCAACGTCTAACGACGCACGTTCAGCAATCATACTGATAATTGTATTATGCAAATTGTTCCCTTCGATATTGTTTTCTAACGTATCGTAAGAGATGTTTACTTCAGCGATTACTTCTTTTGCATTTAATTCGATTTTCCCTGTTGTTGGTTTTGACCGCTTATTAGCATCTAAAGGAGTTGCTTCTTCCCCAGGGTGTAAAATACGTTGACCGAACCCTATTTTTTCAATTTTCATTGAATCGGACGTCATTGGAACTGTCCGCGCTTCATTAACGATCGTTGGCTGATCAATCATCATTTGATAAAACTTTTTAAACTGCATCGGATTCATTAATCCACCCGCTGCTAAATCACTTAATGTCATTGTTGCTTTTTCAATAATTGACTGGTTACTTGCCATTACTCATTTCCTCCTTTTACTGAGAATAGGCTTCCGAAGACATCCTCTTCTTTCTCAATCTGTTCTGTATAATTTTGTTCTTGATTGTTACTGAAACGAGCCTTTTCCAGCGTTTCGATTTTCTCATTCAACGGCGCTACTGCTTCTTGAACTGCTTTAGTGATATCTTCAACAGTGAACTCCGATTTCTTTACATTTTTCTTTTTAGTGGCCGCATCTTCTGCTTCCTTTTTCTTCTTTTCTTCATTAGAAAGCTCACCATCACCTTCGGTCGCAGCTTCTAATTTTTCAAGACGTTGGGTAACAGGCGTGAGTGCTTCACCCAAAGCTTTTTGTAATTCTTCTTTTGTCATTTCGTGTTCCCCCTTCGATTTTTTTGGATTAAAAAAGGACTTGATCCCATCGACCACGCCCTGCTTTGTTACTGATTTAGTTGTTTGTATGGTTCCTAGTAAAACAGACAATTCATTAACTTCGTCTTGGATTTCTGATAGTTTCTCAGCATCGTTCGCTGAATAGTTATCTAAAATGGACCATGCAGCAGATTGGAAAGCTTCGATAGCCGCGTTCACATCTCGGAAAGTCTTCCTTCGATTGAAATTGTTTGTCGTCTGTTTTTTGACTTCTTCAACCTCTGCAGTGCCAGCAAGTGAGTATCCAGTGAACTCGCCTTTTTGAATATCTTCCCACATTTCGTCTGTCGCTTTTGTTACGAGGACCCATGTTCCCTTGCTGATCGTTGTGTCTTCAATTGTCATATCGACAGGCGCAACATAGCTTTCCACAACTTTTCCAGCACTAGTGGTAAAATCATGCTGCTTATCAATTTGCTGGTAGTCTTCCATAAAGCTATGTGCCGCTTTTTCAATTGTCTCAGCATCCATGTAGTCGCCGTGAGCATCTTCTGTTTCAGGTTCATAAACAACACCATACACAAGCTTTTGCGGGTCGTCAGCTTTCGCCACGAGCTTAACAGCCGTTTCAAATGTCGGTTTGCCTTCCGCTTTTGTCAGGAAAAATGATTTCTTATTCGCCGCTTTGTCGACGTAAGACACATGTGTTACTTTAACGTTTTCTAGTTTTCGCATTTTATCACCACCTTTCGATGTTCTTGATTCATTAGATATGGCTTCAAGCCGGATCACCTGTCCTTTCTGGCAAAGACTGCCGATTGTCTTCTTTATTCGATTCATCAGGAGGCTTTCTTTCATAATCAAGTAAATTCAAATGAGTTTTATGGAACATTAATAACAAGCTAGTTAACGTCATCGGTCGAAAGTTACAACGGTTTTCTTGGTTTTCCATATCTTTCACTCCTTTAATCTACTGGCGGTTTTTCAATCTCATATTCAATTTCATTTTTTGAACGATCGAAAATCGGATCAAGCCAACAGTGACAATAGATGGTTTCCTCAACTGGTGCTAATGGATCACGCGGATATCGAATGAACGTGCCGTTGATATAGAAAAACTCACCTTTGGCAACCGTCATTCCATCAGCGGACACATGCGCCGGTCGTGGTTCCTTAACACCATCAGCGTGCCGCCACGTACTTCCAATCACATGACGATTTAACATCATTGCTTCATATTGAGATCCGCCATACATCCGAGTTATTTCAAGAATGGCGATCGAGCGAGCGCGGACATATCCGAAAACTGATAGTTCCACTAAAGAAATACCTTTCTTTTTTTCCTCGTCGTCTTTTTCGTAGTATTTATCCAGTTCACGACTAACTGAATCATCTGTTGTCTGTCGGAGTTCAATCGGCAATTTCATTAGCCAATCTTTCAGCTCTTTGTATGCCTCTGAATTTTCATCAAAAGGTAAATCACTGTTGTAGTTCTTTTTAAATGCTTCTAGTAACGCAAAAAAAGCCGCTTCTAATTCAGGAACGATGTCATTTTTCATCGTCGAATCAAAAGAACGCTTCTTCATTGTTCGCTTTAGCTGTTTTTCGGTTGGCGGCTTCTTCTTAAATTTCTGGATCAGCTTATCAACTATCTCTTGCAGTTCTTCGTAATCTATCTGAAAGGCTTCTTCGATCTTTGTTTCTACCAACAAAATGTACTCCATTAGCAAATCAATAAACTGATACTCAGCATTTTCCAGTAGCTTCTTAAGTTCCTTGTCCTCTTCTTCTTTGATCAGAAAAGCCAACTCTATCATTTGAGAATCATCCATCTTAGGACCTCACCTCTTTAATCAACCTGCGTAAAGTTGCTGCTAGCTCACTTGTTTCAGACTTACCATAAGCTTTTTCGAGATCAATTTCACCAGTGAGTGAACCAACGGCATTCCCTTGACTATTAGTAAGTATGGGTTTGTTGTACTCATCGCCATCAAAAGGTCCTAAAGGTTTATTGAGCACTTTCCCGACAATATCACGCAGATCATTTGGAGCTACTGCTTTCGCTTTGATAGCGGGATCAAGAATGGCTTTGATATCTTCCATATTCACAATATTCGAAGTCTTGAAGAATACTTCGACATACTTGAAATCGTATTCTCTAAATAGTGAGTTGATACGCCATTCATACGTCTCACGTAATGATTGGAAAACTTGTTCCTCCGTCAACTCTTTTGCTGTTTCAACAGTCGAACGATTATAGTCAGTGGAAAGGCCAACATAGATTGGAGGCAGTCTGAAGGCTGAAAGTATAGCTTGAATCACGTTTTCATCATATTCGAGAAACAACGCATCCTTCTGTAAAATATCAGCTAACTTCTCAATTCGGATGGCTGGCTTATATTTATCATCTTCACCAAGCATCGCATCAGCAGGTGTTACTTTCTCAGCTTCTAGTAAAAGAAACTTGTGTTGATTTTCCTCACCACCAATTGCATTCGCATAGGATTGAAGTGTCGCTTCTGATTCAGCGGTTAATTGGGCATTCTCTAATGTGATTGCTAGCGGAATGTGTCTGCCTTGCGTAAAATATCGGTAATTCAATTCATCCGCTTTTCGATTTCCAATAACCTTGATTAGCGCTCCAATCCACCGTGGAATACCGTATGGGTCTTGGAAGTCGCCCTTTTTAAGGTGGATTACCTCGGTTGCTGTTCCGCTGCCTTCTTTTCCGACCGATCCATTTATATTTAGCGGTGTAGGATCACCAAACGTCTTGTACCAAGTGCCACTCTCGACTCCAGAATCCATTAACGGATCTCGAAAACAAAAATAACGGACCTTGATATCCTGTCCGTTTTCGTTTACCACTCTATTCAGTTTTGTAACGGACATATACTCCGGCTTAATCGAATCAATGCCCACGACCTCGCCTTTGCCATTTCGAATTACCTCTAAAAATCCATTCCCACACACTTCCACGTGACTAATGACCTCTTCAATTACTTCTTTTGCAGGTCGTTCGTAGCAAAGTTCTTTCACCAACAGTTCAAGTTGATTCCATTCAGCTTTCATTTCTGGGGTTTCTTCTAAATCTTCTACTTTGTAACGAATCCCCATTCCAAAACCAACAACGTTCGTTTTGTAAGCCTCAATTGACTGATTGAGGATATCTGATAGATCCGTGATTGAACGCAATACTGACAGATCATATGGAGGGTTTAGCAAAGTTAAGTCTCTAATTTGTTCTCTGCCACCAGACATTTTATATGTCAGACTTCTCTTTTTCTGAATCTTGATATCTTGTTTTTTAATTGGAATATTCCCACTTTTACCGCCGCTAATAATTCTCGATGTCATACTCCACCTCCTAAAATGCTGTTTTTCTATTTGTTCTCCGTTTTCTTGTTTGTTTGTTATCCATCTTCACTAACGCTTGAGACATTGCGTCAACATCATCATCGTGTGCTCCGTTCGGAAAAGCTTCTAACTCATCTAGAACTTCATCCGCCCATGATTTCCAAAGCGGATGTGGTACGTAGACATTTCCCGATTCCCAAAATGGGGCCACAGCCTGAGCTCTGACTTCTTTCCCACCTTGCGGATTCACTGCAACCATTCCAGGTATCTTTTTCTGTAGCATTTCAATGACGGCAGAACCATTTGCTTTATCCTCAACATATTTTGCTTTTGCGTCAGGCCAACGATTTGCCATAGACTGAATAGCTCTCATAGTTTCAACAATACCCATTCGTTCATGATGTCGATCCAACAAATAGTAATCTGCTTCATCACGTGCCCATACGTGTCCGGCAACAAAGTCAGAAGTGTTCTTGTCTTTAAAAGTACAATCCCACGATTGGGCTTGCTGAGAAAAAGAACTAGGCATGACTTTTACATCATCGCCTAGTCCTAATCGTACTTTCATTTCAATGGATGGTACATAATACTTCGCCCACGACCGTTTGAAGATATCGCCGCCAGCTGGTGTTGGGCGCTGTTGGTAAAGAGAAGCCCACCCACGAGATCCAGTTACCGCTTTTGTTTGCACCGCCCACTCTTCATCTTTTCCTATTTCAGGAGCTAAAGCTTCACCAACTTCACGACCAAGCAAGTCCTTTTCCTCCGCAATCGCTGGTATTTTGATTTCGATCCAAGGTAATGTTTTTTCTTTTAATAAACGACCCGCTAAATCATCTTCATGCCAACGAGTCATAATAATAATTACAGAACCATTTGCTGATAAGCGAGAATAAAACGTATCCCGCCATTCAGAATAAATTTTATCTCGCATTGTCTTACTTTCTGCCTCAGCCCTGTTTTTTACAGGATCATCAATTATCAAAAGATCGGAGCCTCGGCCAGTTGCACCACCTAAGATAGAAGTGCTGTATAGCTGACCTAAATGATTATCAATACCCCATTCAGAAACACTCGCTGTCTCAGAACTTAGTTTCAAATCGAATAGTTCATCACTGTATAAACGAAATTTTTCTCGGTTTTTTCGTCCGAACTTTTTGTAGAGTTCCTCTGAATACGAAACAACCATCGCCAGTTTATCCGGATTCTTGCATAAAAAATAAGCTGGGAAAGTCTCTGTAATAAAAGTTGATTTACCATGTTGTGGTGGTAACTCTACGATGATAAACAACCGTTCTCTATTTGCTATACGATCCAAATAAGGTGAGATATATAACTGGTGTCGTAATGGCTTAAATGTGCACCCATGGGTATAGAAAAAGAAGTCAGCGAAATTTCTCCTCGCTAACTCCTTTAGTGATTCTTTTCTAATTGTCTCAAGATCAACCATCTTGTTCATAGGCTAATCGCCTCAATTCGTCAGTGCTTAGTTCAGCATATGGATTTTTTGCTTTTACTTCACCGGATAACTCTAATTTCTTAGTGTATATACCATCCATTTTGTTCAATGTATCAATTGCTCGAATCTGATCTCCAGGATATTCATCATCATTAGCAATCTCAGAAAGCTTCACCATACGTTCCTTTCGGGTCATAATAGCCTCATCTTGAGCTTCTTCTTGGAGTTCCTTATACCTAGCCAGAACCTCATTTTCTCTGAACAAAGCACTCGCTTTGTTGTCTACTGTAGTGTCTTTCCACCTATTAGCAGAAGCGAACGCCTCTCGGTAAGCTTTTCGTTGTGTCATGCCTGTGATTAGGCATTGGACAAATTTTTCATGTCTTGCATTTTCTAAAACAGGCATCTCTTTCCCTCCAATTTCGACAAAATAAAAAGACCTCAATCCGAGGTCAATGGAATATTTTTCTGAATTCACTCAAATAGCGTTGATGATCTTCTATTTCTTTTTTCCAGTTTTCATTTAAAACATTTGTTTCAATTTTATCAGTCTTGCAGTTTGGACACCTTCCAACTACAACTTTTACTCTCACCTCTGGATCAAGAATTAAGTGTACGAGTATACCTTTTGTATCAAAACAATTTGTACAAAATGGACCCTCTTCGCCTTTGTAATATGTATTTCCGATTTTTTTTACTTCACTTCTCAAAATTTGAACATTTTTTAAATCATGTATTTCTTGCCTCAGTTCCTGATTTTCCTGTAATAACTGTGACATTTCTTTTTGAACTTCAATTACCGCCTTAAGAGTAACCGGATCATTAGTGCCAGTAACAAGTCCTAACATATTATCCCATTTTTCTTGTAATCCCATAAAATCACCTCATTGTCATTTTAACAGGAATCAATCATCGAATCACTAATAACTATGTATTAGGCGGCACATGAACTTTAAAGGAAGAGGAGCTACTCACTTCCTTGTCATTGAATTTTTTGGGTGTGCCGCCATCGTTAAGATAAGCTGAGAAAGAAGCTGTTCACCTCCTTCTTTTTTGTAGGTAATGTGAGTAGCCTACAAAAATTTAAGATAACTCTTTATATCAACGGCTAGTTCAGATGGTTGTTCATTTACTCCACTTTTTAGCAGTTATCCTGTTTATGATGTTCGTCTGACTAGCTGTAAATATACTAATTTGATAATAATAGTATATAGCAGAAAAACGTGATTAACCCGCCAAATATCCCGCAAAAAACCGCCAAAATAATTGTTCAACGATATGCGATCAATCTGCCTTTTTTATAAGCTTCAGCAAATTCAATTAGAGCTTCTGACATTAGTCTTTCAACGCTGCGCTCAGAGTAGCCAATTTCACGGCCGATTTTATAATTAGAATAACCATCAGGTGCACAGTAGCGGTAATAGAGAACTTGACGACTTGTTATTCCCAAAGACATCAAAGCTGCTAAAATAGCATCTCTTTCAGCTTCAGCTTCCATAAATTGGATCATTCCGTCTTCCGCCTTGTTCCCCCATCTATCGCCTTTTGGCATGTCTGACATGACTGGTGACTTAATATCTATCATTGACTTTCCCGCTATACGTACCCACTTACGATAATTTTTCAATATTTTTCTTGCATTACATTTAGTTTGATAAAAATCGACTTCTCTCAATAGCGCTATCATGCCATCCGCTCCTTGTGCTATAATGTTATTGACTAGATAACATTTAGCGCTGAGCGAAAGCTTGGTGTTTTTTTGTGATATAATCGTTGTGAGCTGGGCTTTTCCTTCAATGGGCGCAAGCATATTTCAACTAGCTCAGGACTGCTATATCGGGTAGCAGTCCTTTTTTTATGCTATAATCCAAGCAGGCTAGGTTTCACTCGCTTCCTACAAACGAATTTCTAGTCTATTGGTCGCCTCTTAAGGAGCTGCGGCCTTTTTATCTTTCAGAATCAGTTAAATTGATGCCGTTTATTTTAGCTTCAACATAAAGTCTGTTTAGAGTATTTCTCTCATTATCAATGTATTTTTCTATGGACGCTCGAGCAGTTGGATTTTGTTTTGTTTTCAGTTCTTCTTCGAGCAAAGCAATCTTATCTTTTTGTAACGCTATTTGTGATCGAATCCTTCTAGGTATCATTTGAAACCTCCTTAATTGGCGACGTTGCCGGATCTATTCGATGCCATCTTTTTTGTTTCTAAGGTAGGTTCTGCACCATAAAACGCTAATGCTTTTATTGATATCTCGCAACCGATCGCCGATTAGACAAACTGCATATAACAATATGAATAAAAGTGATCTCTCCCAGCTTTCTCTAAACAAACATATGGTCGCCATTACCAATAAAAATATTGGATACGCTGCGGCTAAAAACTCAAGAATTTTCTTTTTCATCCTTCCACCTCCAACAACTCTGGATTCTCGTAGATGTTGCCTAAAATAGTTACGTCATCAGACGTTAAATTGAAATTGTGCAAAAATATTTCTTCTAGGTCTTCATCATCAGGTAAACTCATGGAAACAGAAATCCCGTCAATTTCACTAGGTATAGGTTTGGGAGTGTCGAATTCATACTTAGCATTTTTGATTATCCATGCCATTCCCGTTTCGTCTTTATCAACTACACCTATCATATGGTTTTCTTGGTAATACCCCATCGGCCACTCTTCCCAAAAGATATCAATGATGTCGCCTTTATAAACATCCTTTTCCTGGTCATCCTCATATTTATCGTTCATATAACCTTTCAGGCCTGTTGACTGAATGAAATTTAGGTTATCAAAATGAATCTCCCATCGATCACCATCTTCCCGTCCTACATAGGCAATTTTTCTTTCAAAATCAAAGGATATGATACTAACTATCATCTCGTGGTATTTATCCCATGCTCTAAATTTTGGCACCATCACTTTTTCCACCTTTGCTTTTTCAATTCATGTTTGATTTCATTCGTATTGATCCATAGAGCTGCCATCAATCCAAGAAACATTGAAAAGTTAGCATCGACTAACAATAATTTGCTGATCAAATAGATTAAGAAACCTCCAAAATAACCTATCATCACTCTTCCTCCTGTTCCAAAGCCCATTCCGCAAATGATGCGAGGACTTGGAATTGTTCTGCTCTAGTCAGTTTTCTTAACGCTGTTAACTCATCATTTCCTAAATTATTGGATTTAATGCAATCCCACAAAAAGAAAATCGTCTGAAACGGTTTATCTCCACTATCCTTATCGGCATATATTTGGAGCCACTCCAACACAACCTGCTGGTTTTCGTTGAGTTCGGGGTTTATCTTTTCCATTATCGAATCAGTTAAATCAGCAACATCACTATCAGTCCATTCCTCGAAGTCATCTAATGTTACTGTTCCAACTGAAAATGAACTTTTTTCCCTAGTTAAGAAATATGCATAAGTATCCTCAATATCAATATGTTCATTTATTGCTGAGTGTATTTTGTCTCTAGTATTCATTCCGCCACCTACACTTTCTCGACTGGCACTGCAAACGGCCAGTAACGCTCGTCAATTGCTTTAATTTCTTTTTCGGTTATTCCACCTTCACAATTTGTCCAACATAATTGAGAATTGCTAATTTCATTGACCATTCCCATTTTTGGAAGGTCCAAGTAATACTTCGGTTCTTCCTCGACCTCGTAGCCGTCTAGCCATGCACGCATGAAAGTTTCGGAGTTCTCGATAACCCATTTACATATCTCATCATTAAGGTTTTCGTTTTCGTTCATTTCATACCATTGGCCAAAATACTTCAGAATAATGATGAGCTGAACATCTCCCGACTTGTTCCTTTCTATCCACTCCGCCACATATGCTGGCACTTTGACTTTCTGCGGTTCGTCTAATTTTTTTAAGTCTTCGACTATTTCAAAACTGCATCGAGAGCTTCCAGCGTCTTCACCGCGGCTAAAAGGATCTAAACCAAAATCAGTATTATTTGAAACCTCATAAATTTGTTGGTACTTTTCAATCAATTCTTGTTTATTCATTTTTACCTCCTAAATTCTATGTGATCAAAAAATTGATTAATGATCACATAGATTCTTACTTGATAGGCTGAGTTAGTCGAAATAATTTAAAGCGTTTCGACCTATTTTTATTTGATATAATCTCCTTATCAGTGAGTGGTCCACTGAAATACTGATAAGGAGGTGAAAAAATGAAAATTTCTGATTTACAAACCATGGACTTCATTCTCAAAAGAACAGTCTCTACAAAAGAACCTTATAAGAATTCAACACTAAAAATTCTTATAAAATGTGATGATGCTTTCATGTATGGCGATTTCGTTCGCCTTGACAATGATTATGTTTGTATCCCAACATTCAGCCCGTTTACTCGGGTAATAGAACCTGAATACATGGGTACCTCTCTTCAATCAGATGAGACTAAACAAATCGATTTGTTCAAAAAAATCCGTCAGCCATTTGGAACTGAATTAGTTAAAGAGTTTTTTATGTTTATTAACAGTGAAAACAATCTAGAATTATTGAATTCCTACATGGTCTCTTTAGTAACTGACCTTCAAGAAGAAAATAAATTACCACACAATTTGTATGATGTAACCTTTGTAAATATGCCCAATTTACCAAAGATTTCAGTTGTAGATTTAAATTCTTTTAAATCAGTCAAGTTTGTTTCTATTTTCGAAGTTCCACAAAATTAGATTTGTATTTCAATAAGTTATATGCGTACTGAAGGCTTGCATATGCTTCCTCATATGTTAGGCCTTCTTTTTCTTGCAACAATTCAACTATTTCTTCACCGTATCTTTTTGACTCACCCCAGCCCAATTCAGATAAATCATTTTCTCGATCAAATTTTTTCAGATATGCACTTTTCTTTTCATCAATATTATTCATTTCCTTCATCCTTTCTTCTGTAGGCGTGGTTATCGGAACTATTTCATAAACACCAGCCAATGTGTTTTGCTTCGTTTATTTCCAAATAATGGCTGCTGACCAATAGCCTCTAACACCTCAGAAAGTGGAACCTGATCCTCGTTCCATTTAAAAATTAGTGTTCCAGCCGGCCGCAGAACTCGCATACATTCTGCAAAGCCTTGTCTTATGTCTTCTGGCCATAGTTCATCTAGTCGACCGTATTTCTTTGCCAACCAAGAGCTTTCACCAACGTTAATAAGATGCGGCGGATCAAAAACAACCATGTCAAAAACGTCATCTTCAAACGGCATATCTCGAAAGTCAGCAACAATATCTGGATCAACATTGACCACGTGGCCTGTTGGTAGTTCTTCGTAATACTGCCGGCAATCCATGAATGTTACGTCTGGATTTTCCTTATCAAACCAGAACATCCGGCTGCCGCAACAGGCATCTAATATTTTTGACAAGTCAGTTCCTCCTTTTAAAAATCATTTAGAATACTTTGCATCAAATCACTTTCGATCTGCCCTAACCTTCTCATTCGATTCAAATGCATCTCGGCATAGTCATATCTACTGATAGGAAAGAATGGATTTGTTTCAAATGCTGTTAGTAACGATCTCAGTCCGTCAGTGGTTTCCAGCCGTAGATTATATTTGTCAGGATTATTGAGGATTTCTTCTAGCTTATTCAGTTCTCATCATCCTTCCCTACATAATTGGCGTGGTTACCGGAACTAATCGTCCATTTCATTAATAATTTTTACAACTTCTGACTTAGCGGATTTACTTAATCTGTAAAAAATAATCTGATTTCTGTTTCTAAATTTCATGTTTGCATATTCTCTTCCAAGCGCTATGCCTAAAATGAATAGAATAATGGTCCATGTCATTCGCCGTCCTCCTCAGTAGTGGAAATTGTAAGAGTGTTGATTTTAGCTCCTATCAACTGCTGTAAAACAAGCTCCGCATTATCTACAAGTATTCCATCACGCTTGATTGATGTCCCTTGAATCCTACCTAATGATATTTCGCTTACCGTCACAGGAAGAGGAATAGACAGTTTCATTTCCTTTGCTAGTTGAAAGAGCCTTTGCGCCTCACTGTGATTACGAACAAGAATGTAGTTTCCTGATAAGGCTGATTCTTTTATAAGGTCCAGTGTTTTACCTGACCGTCTTCCACGAGCTATGACTTTCATTCGCCGTCCTCCTGTTCTTTTGGCCACACACGAATAGAAATCAATTGCTTGCAGCCTTGTAGTATCCGTGCAGACTCTTCTACCTCTTCTTGATTATTCGCATGCAGATAACAGGTTTTTATGCGATCATTATGTGCAATGTATTTTACTTGGTATTGGTTCATTCGCCGTCCTCCTAATCACTCAAACTCTCACTAATCATTTTTTCTAATTCCATCATAATTTCATGTGGCAAATTCACTTCTACATCGATACCTTTATCAAAGCAATTCATTCGTAATAGATAGGTGACATCTTCGTCGCTAACTTCCTTAACTATTCCAAGTTTGTATAAATTGCAGTTGTTCACTACGACGTTTTTTTGTAAGTCGTGCAAACTAGTTTTGTTTTCGTATCTCACTTCATAGCTCATGATTTAAATCCTCCTACTACAATATATTTATAGGTTATAAGGTACTACTAATCCCATTAGTAATCC